TGCAGGGTGTTCTTAAGTCCATCCCCTGCGGCGACCGCCCGAGTGGCCACCTGCTTCAGATACTGCGCCAGCGCCGGACCATCCGGCGGAAGCCCGTGCAGAAACCCTTGGATCTCCTGGTCACTGAACCCATGGGAGTCCACTCCCATCAGGTCTGTCGCAGCCTTGATGACATCATTCTGAGTGACCGATGGGCCAAGTTGCGACAGCGGCATTATGTATTGAGCCAGCAGGTCAGTCTTGCTCTTGGCCGCGGTAAGTTGCTGGTTCAGCGTCTCAGCGGAGGTGAGCTGGCGCTGGGTGATCTGCTGAGCGATCTCCGGCGCCATGAACGCAGTGGCTGGGTTGGTACTCAGCCCGGTGAGGGCCTTGCTCCAGTCAATCTGGCCATCCGGCCCGATACTCTGCTGGATGATCGGCCCCATGGCCTGTCTCGCAGCAAAGGTCTGCTGAAAGAGTCGGTTCTGGTTTACCGCATTTGCAGCAGCCGCCATATGGCCTATCGCCCCCAGGTAATCCACCGGAGGGGCAGCGCTGACTTGACCATAGATTGAGGTATCAACAGGCATGAAAATCTCCTATCCCGGCATTCCAGCGCCGAAGCCAGCGGTCGCTCCACCACCCGCACCAAGGAACTTGCTCATCATATTGTACTGCATCAGGCCATTGGCGATGTTGCTTCCTGCCCCGCCAACGGCGTTCGCCCCGGCGATGTAGGAGGCTGCTTGAGCATTTCCCGCCCCGATTATGTTATTCGCCACTGCTTGGCCAGTGTTCTGGGCATTTGTGGCCTGGCCGGCAGCTGCATTCGCTCCAAGAGAGGTCTGTCCCAGCAGCATGTTGTAGATCTGCTGGTTCTGGCTAAGGTGATTTGCAAACTGTTGCTGGTAAGTGTTGGAGGCAAGCCCTGTAGTGTAATCCGCTGCGCCCTTCAGCGCTGCACCGGAGTCTGCCAGCCCTCTCGACGCATATCCGTTCTGCACGCTCTTGAGGCCCTGGTCCAAGGTGAACTTATACCCTGGGGTGGCTTCAAGATCCGCAATGGTTGGGTTGAAGGGAGCGGTCAGCCGGGCGGTTAGGGGGTTGCCCCCTGCACCAGTCCCGGTCAGGCTTTCCAGTGGGCTGATCGCCCCGGTGCCCAGCTGGCGAAACGGGTCCAGGTTTGCCTGGGACTTATTAAACATCGCCAGCTGAGTCTGCGATGCTTCACGCGCCGCCTGGGTCTGGGCATCCGCAGCCATGGAGCTCCCCACCAGCCCTGAACCGGCGCTGAGCACCCCTGCCCCAATTATCGCACCGACTACACCCATCTCAGCCCCCTTCGGAGGCCGAGGGCCCCCAGATCTTACCAATCCTAAACATCCAGACCGAGTCCATTCTTACCCCGCCAAGGCGCAAGAAGAGCCTTTCAATGGTGTTGAACTCCTTGGTCATAAAGTAAGCCACCTGGACCCCTCTGGCCCGCAGGGCCTCGATGCTGTGCTTTAGCAGCAACAGACCATTAAGCCCCTTTCTGAAGGGCTTTGTCAAGAAGTAGCTGTCCTCGAACCCGGTCAGTGTGTGACAGTAGTGCAGATGAGGCCTCACCACCACAAGACAGTACCCTACCATCTTGCCCGCGCTTCGCGCCACCATCACCTGCAGCTGTCCCATTGCCGCCATTGCCTCATACTCCGACACCGCCGGGGCCATCGGCATCTTGCCCAGGTGGACTGGGTGGAACTCCTCCCAGTGTTCCTTCCACAGTCCCTGACACTCAGGGTAGTACTGAGACCAGGGTTCCAACTGGAAGGTGACCTTAGCTCGGGACATAGATCGGAGACCCCACCCTCAGATCCACCACCAGCGAGATCCGGTCCTCAGCCGAGTTATTCACCACTGAGTGTGGGATCTCGTTGTTGAACCACCAGACCTCCCCTGTGAGCATTTGCACACTTTCCTCCCCACAGGTGAAAACCACCCCGGGCTCACTCTGCAGCAGCACATGGTAGCGGTCGTAGTACCAGGCTGGCGGGATCTTGTCCGGAAAGGCTTCCTCCGCCGGAGCAATCCGATCGGAGTGCAGCGGGATTTCCACCCCAGGGGCCATGCGGGAGATGAAGACCCGGCCAAGCTCCTCTGCCTCGACCCGACGCATCAGGTCGAAGATGATCTGCCGGGCCTGCGGCAACGCTGCCCAGGCTGGGTAGTTGCTCACCCGAAGTTCTGAGCAGACCTTTGCCAGGAAGTCATCCCCCTGGTTGAACTCGTTGTAGCGAAGCACCACGTCGTCTATGACCCTGTGGGCGCTTTGCGGATGCCAGGTCCGAACCTTGAACTGGTTCCAAAGCCCTTCCTGGTGACGGAGCGAGTGCTTCAGCGGCCCAATGTCCACGCCGATGGCGAGTCTTTCAAAGTTTCTCATTGGGTGTAGCCCGAGGCCAGGCAGTTGACCACTGCGGCGGTGCTGGCACTCGCCCAGATCGCGTCGCCAGAGGCAAGGACCAGTCCTGCCATTTCCGGCGAGACATAGGTCTGGCTCGGCCCAACAGGCTGATCCATGATAAGGATCTGCCCCGTGCCGGCAGAGCCTCCACTCCGCACCACTTCTACTCTGATTGTTCGAGTAGCCGTGTCAGTGTTGGTAAAAACCACACGAGAGATCACCGCAGTGGCTCCCTGGCCACCAATGGTCTTGATCGCCGCAAGGGTGTTGCTAAGGGTCAAGGGCCCCCAAAGGGATGCTGGAAGTGCAGACATACTCAGGCTCCTGCAAAAGTCACTGTCGGGGCGACAGTGTAGGTTATGGTAAGAAAATCACTCTTGGTCACTGGAAACATCCCAGCTACTTGGCCGCAGTTCACTGTCACTCCCCCTCGGGTGAGTTGGACAGAGGAAACTGTCCCAGCAGAGATTATCCAGGTCCCTGTCCATCCTGGTCCAACTTGGGCAGGGCTTGCCCCAAGCGTCCAAGCCAGCAACGCCCCTGGGGAGGCACAAGGCTCAGGAAAAAAGCAGGGCCATCCCTGTTCTTGCCCCTCGCCCAGCATCAGGAAGATCTCTGAGTTTTCCTGCTGGATCTCCTGGGCAAACCCGTCCATGAAGCTAAGATCCAGCTCAGTATCTGGTGTGGCCTGGACATCAGGCAGGAGGATGCTCTCCAGCTGAGTGTTGATCGTGTCGGTGGATCCCCCCTGGGCTCCGCCAGTGCGGTTCCAGAGGGTGATCAGAAGCCTAAGCCAGATCTGCGCCACCCTTCCACTAGGGTCTAGCCAGGGCGAGTTGCTCTGTGGAAATCCTGTGTTGATCGCTGGGTCAGCCATCACCTAGCTCCCACTTGGCGAGGCATCGACATAGCCCCCATTCAGCGCGGTGAAGAGGTTTCCACTCCAGAAGACCTCAAAAACCCGATCCCTGGCAAGCCCCAGGCGCTGCCACTGGGGCTGGGCCAGATAGTTCCCCTGGATTGCAAACTCTTGCGCCACCGGGCTGCCCCAGGTCCTGCCCCGAGTGTCACTCCACCGCAGGTAAATCGGCCCAGGGTCGTTGTCTTCCCCCTCCCCTCCCTGCACATCTGCGACAAAGGAGTTATAGCTTTGCCGGTCGCCCTTCTGTACCAGATGGGGAAAGCCACGGCGGAAGACAATCGGCTGGCCAAGATCCTCATAAACCCCAGGTTCAAATGAGAAGAGCGTGCCGTTCTCCCAGTCCAACGCCAGGTTCTTATCCATGCCAAAGCAGGAGCAACTTGCCCTAATCCGATGCTCTGCCCCTTGCTGGTCAGTCCAGGTCTCCTCATGCCAGAGCCCGTTGCCGATATCTACCACCCAGGTCTTGTCAGCAGTTGGAAAGGTCAGGACATAATAAACATGGCCGAGCTGCTGATAGCAAAACCCAATCGCATCGCTCGTCAGCGCATACTTGCCGATCTCTGCCTCAATCGCCGGGGTGCTCAGCCGAGTGGCGGTGTAGTTCTCCCCTTTCAGGATAATCCCCCTGCCATCTTTGTCCCTGGCCAGCCAGAACAACATCAGCCCGTGCTTGGCGACGGAGTACTTTGCCACACAGCCGTGCTCGATGAACGCCCCGGGAAGAGCCTCGAACGGGAACTGCGGGCCGCCGGAGTTGTACCAGACCTCAGTAGTCTTCTGCGTGCCAAAAAGCCAGATCTCTTTATGCATCACTGCCAGGGTTTGAAGCTTGTCCGGATAGCCAACCTTGCCAGCAAAGTAGAGTGGGTCAAAGGGGGCGATGGTGTTGCTCAGGGTGGAGTAGAAAAACTTGGTCTTGGGCTTGTTGAAGATGGTGAAGGTGTCAAGATAGTCCACCTTGTCAGCCCCGTAGAACGCCGGATCGACGATCTGGGAGAAGACCTCTGTCGTCAGGTCCAGCTGATACCCCACTGGGGTTCCATCCACCAGCACCAGCACCAGCCCGTTGTCCTGCATCGAGACCATGGAGAACCCAGCAGAGATGGTGCCAAGCTGGGCAAAGGAGTAGTCTGGGTTGAGCTTGTAAAATCCCTGACCAACAACACAGTAAACCACATCATTGGTCGCCAAGTAGATCCCCCTTCCCCTGCCCAGTACCGGCGGCAAGGCCAGCGCCAGGGAGCCTGCCCTCGGGTAGTGGGTGAAGGGGAAGGGGGAGTCTTCGGTGTTTTTCTCTGGGTAGAGGTTCACACAGCGCTGAGCGTTGGCGATAACGCTCCGCGCCATGTAAGCCCCAGAGATCAGCGGGACTGGCCCTGGATTAGGCACTCACAACCCCGAGTTGGGCGCTGATCCAGGTGTTCGCCGCGACGCAGTAGTAGTCACAGCGCTTGGCGTTAGTCAGTACCACCCCGGTGGCGCCTGCCACAGTGTCAATCGTGTCACTGCCGTTGGCGTAGACCTGCAGGGCATTTGCCCCTGCGTTGAAGATGGTTAGCTTCATCCCCACAAGGCCTGCCGGAAGCACCACACCGGTTCCCGCTGCCGCTGTGGTGACGTTGTTGGTGTCCTTGGCCAGCACCAGCGCCGTGGCCCTGTTAGTCCCCGCAGCAGTCAGCGCATTGGCAGTGCTCCGTCGAGTGTAACCTGCGGTGGTGGAGTTCCCGCTCAGCGTGGTGTCACCAGTAACCGCCAGGGTGCTGCTCAGCGTCGCCGCGCCGCTGACCGCCAGGGTGCCAGAGGCCGAGATGTTGGTAAAAGTCCCGGCCTGGGAGACCTGGAACCAGAGCCCCAGTGCAGTGCAGAGATAAACACAGGACTGACCTGCTCCCTGCGCTACCCCAGTGGCCGCTGCCACTCCGTTGATGGTGTCAGTGCTGGTGCCGAAGACCTGCATCGAGTTGGACCCGTTGTTCACCACAAAGAGGACCTTGCCAGGGAGCGCTGGCGGGAGCAGGACCGAGTCCGCCGCCGTGGCAACAGTGTCAACCGAGTTGATCGTCCCGGTCAGTAGCGTGGCCGAGGTTTGGCCTCCACCTGCCTTGGCGACATATCCCACCCCAGTCGAGTACTGAGGATTACCAAAGAGGGCGTTTAAGACCTCTCCAGCGAACATCCGAAAGCCTGCAAGCAGCGGCTTCGGTGCAGTTCCAGTCACAGCCATAATAAGTCTCCTTTGCTCGGCAGCCCGCGTCTACCGGATTTGATCCGAATACGGGTTGTAAATGCCTGGACGGATCAACCCAGCAGGCATAACCAGGGAAGCAATCGCAGTGTTCGCGCCACGGAGCACATTCAGCGCGTCCTTGGCCAGAGCCACCACAGTGGGGTCGGAGGGGAACTTATACGTGGGGCCGAGCCTCACCGTCATGTTGAGATGCAGCGCCGCGTAGTACTCATCCGGAAGGATGATTTCATCATAGAGGGAGGTGAACTTCGGCAGGATTGCCTTGACCACCACATGCAGGGCATAGAGTCCGGCCTGCATTACCGGGTAAGCGTGGAGTTCCCCGAGGGGGTACTTCGGGTCGTAGAAGACCGCGTTTGGGAAGCTTTTAAGCTCCTTCAGCGCGATCCTTGAGTAGTCCTCGAAGCTCTGGATCAGTCTCAGCGGGTAGTCTACCTGGTTTGGTTGGCTCTGGACCAGCTGGCGCACAAACGCAGCCTCAAGCTTGTCCGGCCTTACCGCAACGTCGATATTTCCTCCAGGCCCGATGGTATAGATGTTCGCTCCGGTCGAGGTGACCGCCAGATCCACCAGATGGTAGATGAAGAACCTCTTGCGGTTCCACTGGGCGATCATCCAGTTCAGCTTAGTGAAGGCATCGTTGATATCTTCGGCCAGTGGGGTCTGGCCCACACCAAGCGCACCGCAGTCCTTTAAGGCCTGGGTCAGGATGACCAACGGAGTGGTGGGGGCCAGACTCATAGGACAGGCCTAAGCCAAGGCCGGAGTGGAGGCAGGGGCCGAGGCCGGGCCCGTTTTGGCCCCCGAAGGGGCCGGGGCCGAGGTCTTGGCCTGGGCCTGTGCCGCAATCTGCTCCTCCAGCTCCCTGATCCGCGACATCATCGCGTCTCGCTCCGGATCGGCCAGCACCACCGGCTCACTCTGATCGGTCGCTAGCAGCTTGATCTCCTCGCTCTGGCTCCCCACCACTACCCGAGTGCCGTCCTTCCGAGAGACCTCTTTCGGGTACTCCTGGTAAACATACGGCGGGAAGTCCATTCCCTCATAAACACCTTGATACGGTCTTGCCATTCTTCAGCTCCATGGGCTAGAAAGTTTTGGGGGAGGAGCGGAGCCCACCTCTCCTCCCCCAGGGACCCGAGGGCCCTTAGCTGATCGAGTCGCCCACCGCGCAGGCCCACTCAGGGCGAACCCAGAGGCTGCCGTAGAGGACATCCAGGCGGGTGATGAACTGGTCCGACTTAACGTCGTATGCAGTGATCATCCTCATCGAGACCCCATCGAACTCCGCCCGAGCCGCCTCATGCACTCCGCCGGGGATCTCCAGGTCCGCCGTCGCCATGGTCACCGCTTCCGGCACATACGCCACGTTCTTGCGATAGAGCGAGGCGCTCGGAGTGACCACCAAGATGGTAGCCCCGTTGGCCGGGCTCGCCGTGACAGTCTGGTACTGGACCTGGGAGCCGTTCGATGCCGGGGGGATGATCGCAGGATAGATGTTGATCAGCGTTCCGCCGCTGGCCACCGCCTGAGTCACCACGAACTGCTGCAGGGTCCCGGTGGACTGCTTGGTGATCCGATTGACCCCATTCACTCCAGCGAAGGTGATGATATCACCGACGGCGAAGCCTCCGGTGATGGCATTCACCACGATCTGCAGCCCAGTCTGCCCTGCTCCATTCACCGTCAGGGACCCAGAGTATGCCCCCGTGGTGTGCTTGAGCACCGTCTGGTCCATGAACCAGTCGAAGCCCAGCGCCTCCTGCATCTGACCGGAGTCGTACTGCTCTCCGATCTTCCTGCTGGGGTTGAACAGACCCTGGAGCGACCCGACGGTGCGCGCCATTGAGAGGGGATCCATCATGATCTTGCGGTTCATCCGAGGCGCGGACTGCTGATCCAGGATCGCACCGGCCTGCAGCCAGGTCGCCGCAGTCGGGCTCACCACAGCCCCAGTGCCGTCGAGGTTGGCAGTGAAGTTGCTCACCCCTCCCTCGACTCCGCTCATGATATCTGCCGCGACTGCGCCGGCCAGGTTGTTGACCATCGGAGCCAGGATCCGGCGGGAGAAGTCGTCCAAGCTCATGCTGCGGTCGACCGAGTTGAAGCTCACATCCACGCCCTTCTGGGTGGCAAGCACCAGCGTGGTGCTCTGCTCCGCGGTGTCCTGGACACTCGCCGCAGGCCCGGTACGGACGGTGAAGTCATTCGGCAGGCGGATCCTCAGCGAGGTGCCGATTTTGGCGCCGGTCTTGGCAAAGCTGTCGTCGTACTGGGTGTCGATGTTCTGGATGAACTCGTTGGAGTTCTTCCAGAGCCGTACCGCCTCCCGAGTGATCATGTTGATGGTGAGAAGTGAGTTAGCCATTTTACTGCTCCATTGAGACGGGGACGCACCCAGGTCTCATAAGGGGTTGATCCGAGGCCGAGGTCAAGAGCTTTGGCATGACCAAGGTGAGCAGGAATGGCTAGTTCCCAGAACGCAGGCGCCGAGCAGAAGGTTTAAGGTCCCTCCAGCAGACCATGGGGGCAAGGCCCCCACTCCTTAGTGTCGAGTTCGGCGTTCTGCCACTTGCTTCTGCCGCAGAGCAATCCACTCCGCGTCAGTCAGATTGTCGTCAGCCAGGGACGGGGTGGCCCGCCCTCCGGCAGCGTGGACCACTCCGGAGACCGGAGGAGGAGCCTTGCTCGGGGCTGAGGGCGGCGCCTTGCCGATCTCCCCTGCCCACTTGGCCATCGCCACAGCTCGGCGCACCGGCGGCAACGCCATAAGGGCGGAGGTCCGATCCAGGTCTTTGCCCATGGCGTAGAGCAAAGCCTCCGGAGCGTCGGTTTCCATCGCGGCCTCAACCGTCGGGCGGTCCAAGCCGCCGAGTTGATTGAACGCCTGCAGGCTTTGGTCGAAGTCCTGGAACTTGGTCTTTCCTGCTTGGTAGATCTCGTTGGACTTAGCGTTGAACGAGGTCTCGCTGGCCAGGGCCTGGGCTCGACGAGCCACCTCAGCATTCAGTTCCACCTGGGTGAAGGTCTTGGCCCCAGGTGGAGTCCCCGAAGGGGGCTCGGCCGGCGCCGGAGGGGTCTGGCCCCTTTCCAGCGCCTCGAGCCGCCGCTGGAGTTCGTACTTCTCCCCAGTGAGCTGGTCGATGCGGGTGACATGCCAGGGCTTGCGAGCAGGAGCCCCAGGGGGCTCTGCCACCGGCGGGTCCCCTGCAGGCGGCTCTGCCGCCGGAGGGGGGCTTGCTGCTGCTGGCGGCGCTGCGGCGGGGGGCTCGGTCCCAGGTGTCGGCTCGGTCGGGGCTGTGGGCTCAGCCATGGGATGTCCTTCCATAGATTAGGGTGTTGTCCTTGATTAGAGCATCTGCGATCTGCTCTTTCAAGATCTCATTGATGGGCCTTGTTAGCATCTGGGCAAGAGTGGCCCGAGCCTGTGGCAGAAATGCCCCCCAGCAGCGCTGGACGAAGTCCTCCTGAGAGATCCCTTCCAGCTTAAGCTCTGCCCAGCGGGCGTTGTCTTTGGCGAGCTCCTCGAAGGCCGCAGCGGCGAGGGCCTTGGCGGTGTCGGCGACTTGGAAGTGGGCGTGGCCCCCAGGAGTGGGCTTGGGCTTGGTCATCTTGTTGGCTCCGTAAGCTGGAAGGGATTATGTTCCACCGGCTCCAGCGAGGCCTGTGGGGCAAAGGGGTTATGATCCACTGGCTCCAGCCATCCTGGCAGCCTCAGCCTTCCCCCGAGGTTCAAAATCTGCTGCCTCGGCGGGAAGCCCATGCTTCCGGCCTCTGCCGGAGGAAACGTCCCATTGCCGACCTCCAACCGATGCTGGATCTGCCGAGCCTCAACCTCTCCCGCCAGGTTCTGGTACTGGTGAAAAGCCTGCTGGCGGATCTGTGTCAACGGCTCGAGGCGAGTTCTGGCCTGCTCCAGCTCTTGCAGCAGATCCACCGGAGCCTGAGACAGGTGCTCGTCTTCGTACTGATGAAGTGGCTGGCCGACTTCCAACTTATCCATCGCATCCTGGATAATCACCGGGTTGAGGCCCTTAGCCCGAAGCTTATCCTTCACAGCGTGGTAGGCATCTGTGGCGTCGGCGTACTCCTGGGTAAAGCCCGGCGGATGGAACATCTGAGGACTGCCCCCCTTGGCAAACCCCTCGTAGTTCTGGACTTGGTGCTGGACCTCGTGCAGCAAGGTGCTCAGCGCCTCGTCCTTCTTCATCATACCAGACAGCCCAATACTGCCATCGTTATAAGCCGCCCCTCTTATCCCCGGCCCTTCCTCGCTATAGATCCTAGCCTGGGCCAGATGCGGGTAAGCGTCAAAGAGCTCCGGATGATGCAGGACATCCCCCAAAAGCACTGGGTCTTTCCAGGTCTGGCCCGGCCCCGGAAAGCTAATCAGCGGATCGGCTGGGTCGGAGAACTTATTAGTCGGCAGCTTGGCAGCCCACCTTGCCGCTGTATCTGGGATCTCAAACCGAGGTTTCTCATCTGTCCCGCGCCAAATCCCATGCCTAGCCCAGAGCTCTTCCGGATCGGGGACTTGGGTGCCCCTCACGGAAAGATCCTGCATCAGAGCAGCGGAGTGAGGGTCCATGTCAGGACTTCCCCCTGGGCCATGTACCTCCTGCAACCTCTCCAACGCATCATACTCGCGCGGAGAGAGCCCTCCGAGCTCCTCCATCCGGAACCTCGCGGCCGCTGGCGCAGGGAAGGTCGCGGCCTTTTCCCCGCCGAAGACCCCCAGGGACCCCTGCGGGCGCAGCCCCACTTTGGTACTGCCCATCGCCGGGGCCAGGATAACCCCCATCGCCTCGGGACTCATCCCCGCTTGGTGGACCTCCCCTGTGGTGGGGTCCTGAGTCCAACCAAGGCCTCGGTCCGCGTAGTCCCCCAGATCAGCCAGCCCCGTAACCCCACTCAGCACTCCACTCGCTAAGGTGTGGAAGACCTTAGCAATAAGCGCTGGATTGCTCGCCACGTAGCGGCCCAGCAGGGTATGGTCCAGTCCCCCTGGCAAGGGTACCCTCCAGGCCTCTACCGGAGCCAGGGTCTGGTCCAGCTTCTGCTGCCCCCAGTCAGCGAAGTCCCTCAGCCCCTGAGACCCGAAGGGATCCCCATCGACTGGCTCCAGATCATACGGGTTAGGCATTGACAGGTGCTCCTTGGCCTTGGCCTTGGCCTTGGCCCATTCTCACCCTGGCATACTTCCCTGGCCTCTGCATGTCCGCGACGTACCACTGGCCGTCAGGAGCCTTCCTGGCTCCCGGCAACGGCGGAGCCTCCCCCTGGGAGGCTTGGCCCTGACCTGGGTCAAAACTTGCCTCCGCCGTGTTGCTCACCCGATCCAACTGGGTCTGGTGGGTGTCGCTCAGCAGTTGCACCGCAAGCCTTCTCTTATCCTCCGCACTCAGCGCATGATCCCCCAAGGTCTTCATCCTGGTGGTCTCAGCGTTGTATGCGTCGATGTCTCTCATCTGCTCTTTACCCTTCAGCTTGAGCCTTGCCACTGCCAGTTCCTGCAGGGTCTTCTGCAGCAGGCCGGTGATCTGCTGGATTTGGGCCTGGGCCTCGGCCTCACCCGGGCTCGGGCCTTGTCCCAGCGCCTGCGGCGGCACCATCCGGCGGAGCCGAGCAGCACCTTCCTGGGCCATCGGGAAGTCCGCGGCTCCCAGCAGCAGGTCCCCAAGGATCTGGGTCATCCCTGGGTTCTGAGTGATGATCTGCAGATACGCGTCGAAGGCCTGCTCCCGCTGGGTGGCATACCCCGGCCCGACATCTGCCTCGACCTCATACGTCCCCACCGAGGGATTGAAGATCCCCTTCGCCGCCTCAGCGGTCTCCAGCGCGGTGGCAACATAGGCCTGCTTTTGGCTCGGGTCGATGGTGAGTTCACTCTCCGTCCCGTCCTCTGCCAGGATCATAATCACCCGCTTGGTGTCGTAGATTTTCGGGATCAGGTCCAGCAGGATCCGCCCAACCTGCCGAATGGCCGTAGCCAGGTTGTCGATAAAGTGGTAGGTCGAGTTGTCGCCCTGGCGCTGGCGCTCACTAATGGCCTTACCTGAGCGCTCATTCCCTTGCTCTCCCATTTGGGCCTGGTACTGGCCGCTCACCATCATGAGCTCTTGCCCCGCAACCTGCATTCCGGTCAAATACGCCGGGGCCATCTGTGGAGGGGCAGGGCGCTGCGGCGGGGCGATGGGCTCCCCTGCGTCATTCATCCCGTTGTAGATCAGCACCGAGTGGTTCACGGTGTTAGCCGTGTTCCACATGGACTCATACTCCTCAATCGCCTCGGCGCTTGCCACCCACGGGCTTTTGCCCTGCAGCGCGACAAACTCCACCGCAGAGCTGGTCCAGTAGTTGTAGATCCGCTGGGGGTCCTTCAGTGCCCGAGTGTGGCCCTTGCGGTCCATCCGACCGTCGATGACAGTCTCCTCCCCGATCACCGGCACAATCGGGATGTACTTGCTCGGCCACTCCTTCTTCTCCGCCACCTTGTTGCCGATGATGAGATACCACATCACCTTGCGGCGGGACAAGACCCGGGACCTAACGCTTGGGTCAGCCAGGAGCTCTTCTCTCATCGCTGCTGGCAGCTTACTCCCCAGCACCACCCTTTCCCCCAGGTTCTCATCCGCAATGCTGAAGAGGTGGTCATCCTCCTCCTCCACCTTGAAGTACTCCGCAACTCGGACCTTCTCCGTGGTGATCCAGTCGTCATCCGCGCCAAGCGCTGCCTGGGCTCCCAGATCCTTGTACTTGGGGTACTTCTGGTCAAAGACATCCTTCGGCACGTCGTCAAAGATGAAGCCGAAGCGGGAGTCTGACTTGTCCACCTCCTTGGCGTCTGGGTCGAGAAAGATGCAGAGCGGATCTGGCACCCGCCGGATGTAGATCTCCTGGTTGAAGCTCTGGTCATCAGCGTAGTCTGTGGCGACTCGCAGATACCCCAGACCAGCCTTGACCTGGAACTCCGTCGCAGTGTCATAAGCAGTGCTTGCCCGGGAGATGTATTCGATATGCTTGATTATCGAGGAGAAGGCCTCAGCGCTCTTGGCACTGGCCCCTCCCCCAGTAGCCCTCACCGCCACGCTCGGCTTGTTCTTCTTAGCATCGTTGATGATCTGCAGGTTGTGTTGGCGAGTCACGTTGACGGTCAGGCAGGGCCTCTCGTCAATATCCCTGTTCCGCCGGATATCATTCGGCCACTGATACCCATTGTCTGAGTCCGCCTCGGCAAACTTGAGATCATCCAGCCAGAGCTTTCTCGCGCTCATCTCCCACTTCTGCGCGTAGAGGAACTCCTTCCTGGCATCCCTGACCACCGGGTCCTCACTAAACCCCCGCAGATCAAGTCCCTGGTCTTGGCTCGGGCTGACACCTGTCATCGTAACCACCTCTGATCTTGACCCGCTGACGGGGTCTTTCCTAGCGCTCTTGCAATCCTATCCCGCAGGGCTTCCGGCACCTTGCCATCTGCCTGGGCTTTCTTCGGGGCCTTCAAACTCACCGCAGCATAGCGAAAAGCATCAGCCCCGTTGCTTGCATCGTCGTGGACAGGGTTGAGGCTCCAACCCCCCTTCTGGTTGACCTCGTAGTGATAGCCCTTCAGGGCGCTAAGGCCAAGCGCACACTTTCCCTCGTCGAAGTAGCAATTGGGTAAGATGGTCCGAGCGGCGTTGATCCCGTCGGCGACTCGCATCTTCGGCACGATCCGGACCTTCGGGAGCTTGGCCCGAGCCTGCTCTTCGATGGTGAGCTTCGAGCCCAGGCGTTGGGCCGTGGCGTCATGCGGAAGCCAGGCAGTGCCGTAGGTGTAGCCTTTGGCCAGCAGGAGCTCCAGGTAGTGGTCCAGGACCTTACCTCTGGCCTCGTAGTAGTCCAGAAAGCGATACTCAAACCCCACATACTGCCCAAACCAGATACTGGTAAGGTCCCTTCGCCCAAGGTCCCAGAAGGTGTCCACCGGGACCTTACGCTCCCAGGGCACCCGGCAAATCCGACCTTGCACAAGCGCATCTCTTAGCTCATCCGCATAGACCGCACCATCCAGCATGACCTTGCACTTGCCCATCCAGATATGCAGATAGTCGTCATAGTGCTTGGCCTTGCACTCTTCCATCTCAGCTCGCAGGGTCTCCGGCAGCCACTCATTGTCCAGGTAGCTAATATCCACCACCACGCTTTCTGCGGGGGGATCAAGGACAAACCTCTTGTAGGTTTCATCGGTCTCGAGTTCCGGGTTGAAGCTGATCCAGATCTCACTTCCTTCCTTGCGGATGGTGGGGATCAGGATATCCCAAGAAGCTTTGGTCACCAGGGCTGCTTCTTCCACCCAGCAGATATCCACACCCTCGAAGGAGCGGATGCGGGAAGCGTTCCCTCGGATCCCCTCAAACCGAAACTCCGTCCCATTGCTGCCGTAGATCCCCTGGGCCTGGATCTGGTAATGACCCCCGAGGCCAAGGGCCTCGATCTGGTCGGAGAGAAGC